CAGCATCTTTATCACAATCGCCTTCTGTATAAATTGTTTGACAATCATGATAATCAATACATAATGGGTCAAAAAAGTCTGCAATTATTAATCCATTAAGATAAGGAAATTGTAAAACAGTCCATGTATAGTGATTTGGATCATCTGTTGGATATGGATTTTCTACACGATTGCAACGATTTGCATCTTCTGTTAATAAACCGTAACCGCATGTGTTAACTGCAATAATGTTTACTAAACCGTTTGCGCTTGGTGGTGGAAGAGTAAAAGTTATTGTATTATCATTTTTTGAAAACTCATTTACAGGATATGCATTAAAAGAATTGAGTGCAGAAAATGGTTGAAAGGTAGACATTGGATACATTGTTGGATCTGAACCACTAACAAATACTCCATTAACATCTCCAAAACTATAACCTTGAAGTTTTATAGTAGGAGATTGACCTTCAACAATATAATACGGCGAAACATAACGAAGAACAGGTCTGCCTGTAATAGCATAAGATTCTGTTGTAGCTGTGCTTGTATAATTTAATAAATTGTCGTAATTACAATAGAATTTATCACTAAACACATAATCAGTTTCTATAAAACAAATAGGTGTTGAATTTTCAATCTCTGCTTTAAAAACATATCCTTTAATTGTAAATGAAGTTGATGCAGTAATTCTAAAAGGAGGATCTTTGGCTCCTTGATTTTTACCAGGATATTCATAAGATACATTTCCGTCCCAAAGAATTTCTGTTCTTAACTCTCTGCCTGATTTAGGTTCTTGCCATGAAACAATAATATATGGATTTGTATTAACTGCAAAGTTTTGAACAATTTGGTCCATATCTTCTTGAAATTTCGCAAGAATTGTTAATTGTACTTGAATATTCCATGGAACAACTTTTAAATTAACATAAGTTCCGTCATTATTGCGATATTTAATGTCTTCAATTTTATTTTTAACTCTAGAATTGTCTCTACCTTGACCTTTAATCTCAACTGCCATAATTGGAAGACGAACCGTATCAGTTGGACCTAATAAATCTGAAATTATATGACTTTTTGGTGCATAAACAAATGGAACTTTAACAATTTCTTTTGAAAGTTTTTTACCGTCAAATCTTTTAATTTTTACGCCGTCAAATGCAGCAGCAAAATGAGTCAAAAGAGTACGAATCTCAAAATTGTAGTTATATTCATCCATTGTTTATATTTATAAATTATATAAAAGAATCAAATCCTAAACTATCAATACCATCTAATGTTAAAAAGGTTACATTATCATCTAATAACAGTCCTTCATAAGCATTAGTGCATGTTAGTGGATAATTTATAAGAGAAATCAATCCACTAGCATAAGGATAATATGTAGATGAGTCTTCTGTTAATAAGCCATAACCACATGTATTAACTGCAATAACGTCTATAAAACCACTTGAACTTGGGGCAGGAAGTGTAAATGATAAGAAATTTAATGATTTTGAAAACTCTTCTACAGGATATGCATTAAAAGAATCAAGTCCAGAAAACGGTTGAAATGAACAAAGTGGATACATTTCACTGTTAGAGCCGCTAACATAAATTCCAATAGTATCATGAAAACTATATCCTGTTATTGTAATAATTGGCGAGGTTCCTTCCTTTATATAATATGGTGAAATAAACTTAAGAACAGGTCTACCAGTTATAGAATACGATTCTGTTGTTGAACTATCAATATATGCAGTAAGAGTTTTATAGTTACAGAAAAATTCATCTGTAAAAGAAATGTCAGTGTTTATTAAACAGATTGGTTTTGGATTTTCTATATAAGTTTTAAACAAGTACCCTTTAATAGTAAATGATGTTGATGCAGTAACTCTAAAAGGTGGTTCTTTTGGAGTATAATTTGCAGTTGCAGGATATTCTAAAGAAACATCACCTTTCCAAAGTATCTCTGTTCTTATTTCTCTGCCAGATTTTGGTTCTTGCCACGAAACTATTGCATATGGATTTGTATTAACATAAAAGTTTTGAATAATTTGGTCCATATCTTCTTGAAACTTTGTAAGAATAGTCATTTCAATTTCTATGTTCCAAGGTATTGCTTGAAGAGAGACATATGATCCGTTATTGTTTTTATAAACAATTTTATCAATTTTATTTTTTATTCGTGTATTATCACGACTCTCTGATTTTATCTCTGCTGCCATTATTGGAAGACGAATAGAGTCTGCAACACCTACAACGTCATTAAGAATATGGCTTTTTGGAGAATAAACAAAAGGAACCTTTATAACTTCTTTTGAAAATTTAGAACCGTCAAATCTTTTAATTTTTACCCCGTCAAATGCGGAAACGAAATGTAAAAGTAAGTTTCTTTTCTCAAAATTGTAGTTATAATCTTCCATTCATTCTATTTATGTAAATAATAACATGGCGTATAATGTTCCATTCGTTTTTGACCCACTAAAGAAAAATCCTGTTTTTAATCCTAAACAAAGTAGAGTTACTGATTTAGGAAACACTGGTATTCCATCAAACGAAAATCCTTATGTATCAAAATGCGACAATACAATCTCTAATGTAAAAAGTAATTATCGTGGAATGGTTGCAAACTATGCATCTAATTATGGAATGCCTATTTCTTATTGGAGCACAGGATACAATCTTCAAGATCAAAACGAAATATATGGTGAAAATCCTGTTGCTCGTTATCGTGGTCCAAGAAAAATGAAAGCGGTGATAGATTTTCAAAGTTATTCTACATTTTTAACAAAATTTGGTGTTATGAGTGATCTTGATATAGTAATTTATATTCCAATTCAAAATTTTCGTGAAATTTGGGGAGAAGTCATTCCTCTTGCAGGAGATTTATTTGTTATAGACGATTCTTCATGTGATCGTCCACTTGAACAGTCTCCTTTAGTTTTTGAGATTACAGAAAAACACGATGCAATCAACCCTGCTGATTTTATGGGTGGTCATTTTGTTTGGAAAATAACTGCAAAACGTTATGACAACTCTTACGAACCTGGTGCTCCTCAAGAAAAATTCCTTGGTGGTCCTGTGGATTCTGGAGATTATGGAAAAATCGAAAGTTCTATTGATAACCCTATTATTGTAGTAGATCAATCACCTACAACTGCTGATGAGGAAGCAAAAGAAGATTTTGATACTCCAAACGATTCAGTTTATGGAAAATATTATTGATTCCTATAAATAAGTGTATGAATATATCCAGAAAACTCATTGTTGAGCAACCAAATTACGATTTGGAATTTCTATCAGAACAAACTAATAGAGACAACGAAAAAAGAACTTATATCCGTGGTCAGTACGTTATGATGAATCGCGGAAACAAAAATCGTCGTAAATACATGGAAGAAGAAATGGTTCCTGCTGTTGATACATATATCAAAGAATATGTACAGCAAAACCGTGGTGGAGGCGAATTAAATCATAGCAGCAACCCTGATGTTGATTTAGGTAAACTTGCAGATAAGATTGTTAGTCTTGAAAGAGATAAACATGATTCTGATTTTTATATTGGCAAATCTTTAATTCTTAGTACTCCATCTGGTAAAATTCTTGAATCACTTGTTCATGATGGTGTTAAATTTGGTAAATCTACTAAATGCCTTGGTCAAATTTCTGAAAGCACAGACGGTTTTAATATTGTTAAAAGTCCAATCGTTCTTCTTGTAGACAACGTTTTTGATCCTTCTGTTGCAACTGCATTTGTAAACGGTATTCTAGAAAATAAAGAATATATTATTTCTGATGATGGTCGTGTTGCAGAGGCATACGGTGCATTAGAAAAGAAATTAGCTAAATATCCATCAAAACATAGAGATGCAATTAACGAATATATTCGTGAGTCTCTTGAGAAGTTTCTTGTAACAATCTAATGAAAAACGACTTAGAACAAATTTATGAAAGTATGTTATCACCTTCTATTTTAGGTGTTATACGTCAAGCTCTTCCACTTTCTCCTTTAAAAGCTATTACAAGCACTCGCGAGGAAGAAGAAGATATGAAAGATGAAAATTACGAGTGCGACGAAGACTCAGACGATGTTGCCGAAAGTCATGTAGAAGTTGCAAGAGAAATCTTATCAATTGTTTCTGATTTAGATGATCTTGCAAAAGAATCTATGTATAAGAGCTTTCGTAAAAAAATAGAAAAATGTGCAGATAAAATTCGTGACTTAGCTAATGAGATTATTGAAGATCACGGAACTGATGTATGACACGTAAATTTGACCAATTATTTAAAAAACTAGTTTCTAAATTTGGTAAATCTGAAGTAACAAAAGGCTATAAAACAGAAAAGGAACATAAAAAACCAAAAGAAGAAACTTTAAAAATAGCAAAAGACCATTTAAGTGAATTTCCAGAATATTATAAGGAATTAAGTAAAATGGAGAAAAGATTAAAGAAAAAGAGGCAGAAATAATCTGCCTCTTTTTTATTATAGATTTTCGT